AGTTATGAACACCTTCGGCGATGTTGCTCCATAGTACTGGGCCCAGGTTCCACCCTGGGAACAGGTATGAAGCAACCTCCTCTGCTTCCTGGTCGGAAGCAAGGTAGCCGCTATCAGCCTCAAAGCTGAGAACGGGATTCCCGCTTTTGTCATCACTCATGTACATTAAGCGGTGAACTCTTGCGGCACGCCTTTCGAATGTCCTCACCCGTTCGTCACGGGTCATCAACCTTTCGATTGATGGGGTCAGACGCTTCTCTAACGGTATGCCCAAAGGATTCCAACCGAGTCCATAGGGCTCCGGTAACGGAGCTATGAACTGGATTGCCCTTCGTTGGCGGTGTCTCATTAAAATGAGAGCACCGGGACCGATGTTCCTGGCGAAATCCACAAAGGACTCGTCGGAGCACCGACCCTTCCATTTGATCCCTTGAATCACTCGATTAGGAGTGATCACCCTACCGACGAACTCGGCGACAGATTCAGACCACAGGGTTTTATGCCTGTCGATCGGAATCCCCCAAGATTCCATCTTCCGCACATAAAGCCTTGCCACCTCAAAATCCATAATGCAAACATCATCACCCACAATTGCATATGGGTAACGATGCTCCACCAGAGGCTTTTCCAACTCTGCAAAGCATTGTTGTACTACCGCGTGATGCCAGAGTGCAAAACTGGCAAACGTTGGGTAGAGGCCGAGTGGCGAACCAACTGTCCACTCCAGTCTAGTGAGGGGTGACTTTCTACTCTCGCGAGTATACCAGTCACCACGGCAGGTCGATCTGAAGAATTGGAGCCATCGAGTGCTGACTCCGATGCGACTGAGGTATTCCAGCTGTGCATCTAAAGGAGCATTATCTGTCGCGTTAGACAGATCCATGCTCGCAGCTGGCAGTCCCATCGACAGCCAGTATTGAATTGCTTCAATACCAGCCGATTGGTCGAACGTGAAGTCGTTCGGCACTCTCTTCAGGGCATCAAACAGGGCGCTGCCCAGAGGCTGTAAAGCCTGCTGGTAAACCCGATAAGGGTTTGCTGCAAACCGAAGTTTGTAGCCAGCCTCCTGGATAAGGGCGATCAGACCCATTTCTGGGCGAAGATCTTCCTCGGTGGGTTCCCCACCAGCTCTTCTATCATCTTCTAGATTAATTTCTAGTTGAGGATAGACAGAATTCTCCAGACCCCGGATGACCCCTTCCAGGATGTCCAAATTTTGGATAGTCCAGGAGGTCCTACGGAGTAGAGGACGGAGGCTGTCAATCACAGTCTCCACTTCAGGTGCGGATCGGAGATCCTTAGGGGCTCTTCGTCTTTCACTGGGATGATAGTCCACAAGTGGACTACCAGTGGAGGGGAGTTGCCTCACCCTCACGAAGAGTGGGGATCGATGGACCACGGATATGCAATCAACCATTGCATCCGAGGACAAGAGAGGGCGTTTAATCGCCTTCACCATCTTCTTCCACTGCTTTGGGGTAACAAGGAGATCCTTGTGGTGATACACCAAACCAGTGTACACCATTATCGCGTTCCAGGCCCTGCGCATATCTTTCTGCGCAAGCCGGAAGATTACACCGAAGGGTCCTTTAGTGACACCCCCAGCGCGATAACGTATCCATGAATGGGACTTCACGGGATCCAATCCCGAGAAACGTCGTAGAAGATCAAGCTTTATAGACTTGATCCTCTCCACCGTCCAT